CATAGGGCTTGCCTCCATGTTGTTGGGATGGTATGGAAATGCGACCGCCCTTCGAGGGCTTGGCCGAACAAGTTTGCACTGCGCAGACCGGTGACGCGGATGTGAAAGCCATCCGATTGCAGTGCAGAGCCGGTTGCAAACGGCGCTGGCGGTGGAAGCCCGCTAAACCCGACCGCTAAGGGCAATCACCGTATCCACCAGCCCCCCGCATACGTCCTTGACGCTCTCCCCGTTACGGATGCGCTTGGCAGCTAGGGTAAGGATACGGGCGGCAGCTTCACCGGATTGCGTGGCCTGATAGTCCGCAGGCTCGGCAGCGTGAACGCGATCCATAGGCGTTCCAAAGGGCGTCATTCGACCTCCTCCGTATCGTCCACCACAATCAGCGGAACGGGCGGATAGTATGCCGCGACAACTTCCGCGCTCTCGGCTTCCTTGCCGAGAAAATGGTAAGGTAGCTTAAACAGGTTTTGCATTGCCCATGCTCCATGATCCGCACGACTGGCACTGATACCGCTGCCGGACGCTGGCCTTGGTCCGGTAGAAACCCCGCGCCTGTGTCCGCGTCGATCCGCAAGACGGGCAATCGCGCGGCTGTATATCCAGCCCCATGAACGGGTGGCTGTGAATATAAGGCCGCACCCGATCATAGACCGCTTCGGTCAAGCGAACGTCCCCGGCGCAATACTTAGCCATGCGCTTCTGTGCGGCTTCGTCCCCGTCCATGACCTTAAGCCACAGTTCCAGGCCTTCATGCTTGACCTTGCCGCCTAGCCCTAACAGCGGGGCGATGTAGTCCAGTTTATTCGATATGAAGCCGAGACGCCTAACCGACTTGTAAATGTCGATCTGCGTCACCTGCGGGGCGGGCGGCATACCAGCTAGGAGAAACTCGCCCTGTAGCTTGGGAAGGTCGAACGCGGCACCGTTATAGGTTGCCACCCCGTCCGCTTCACAGAGCGCGTCATGGGTGGCCTGTAGCATTGCATCCCGGCCATGTTCCCAAACGCTGTAGACCGGCGCTTTCCGTTCGCCGTGCCATTTAAGCCCGACACAGATAACGCCGCCGTCTTTCAGGATTTGCTTATGGCCGATATGCTGGTCGCGTATCCCGAAGGACGCGACAATGGCAGGCTTGGTTTCTATATCTAGAAACAAGACCCTTGGCTTGGGTGCTGCAATAAGTCACCTGTCAGCTTGAGAGGTATTTAATCAGGCCCGCCACGGCGGCGGAAACCACCCCGGCAACCGTTACGATCACCTTCCACGCGCCCCGGCGTTCGGTTTCAGCAGCCTTTAGCGCCTCAACGTCCCGCTTGATCTCGCGCAACTCGTTCTTGATCTCCTGGAACCCTTGCGACACAACTTTCTCCAAGGACTCCAAGCCCGCCTCCATGCGGCCAAAATCGCGGTGCAGGTCTTCGTGGTTGGTCATTACGCCAGTTCCACCAGTTCAACGGTGAACAGGGACGTCGAGCGGTTGACGTTCAAAGCCCCGCCGCTGTTCTGCGTGGCTTCAAGGCGCACCGTGTCATTCAAGGCAAGGCTGACCAGAATGTCGCCTGCGACCGTAGTAACCTCGCCGTTGACTGCGGATGTAGCAAAGATGCTGCCCGCGAAGGTGCCGCCGTTCTTCAGCAGGTTAATCTTGCGATAGCCGGTCGCGTTGCTGGCAAAGGTTACTGCGAACGAAATACGATAAAGGCCCGCAATCTTTGCGGTTACAGCAGCAGCAGCAGCCGCATGGGCAGCGGGGCCGTCGATCTGTTCCGTTCCCCAAGTTAGGTCAGTTGGCGTTGCGTCTGGGATCGACTGGTTGCTGTTATCGCTAAGCTGGGTGCGCCAAGGGGTAAAGCCAACAGTCGGCGCGGTCACATGGCCCAGTGAACGGCAGTTGTGCAGTTCATTCAATAACAGGCTGGAGCCGTCATAGGTGCCATCATAGCGGTAGCCGTAGACCAGAAACCCGCCACCCGTATTGTCGATGGCGTCACAGTTGCTAAAACGAATGCCGCGCGGCCAGCCAATCGAAGCGGCCTGTTCGGCGATATAAAAGCCATAGTTCGAGGCTTGGTGTTCGCCGGTCGCGTCGATGGCCTTGCAGCCCGTTACCGTGATGCGCTGGGTGTTTTTGGTGGTGTCTGCAGGTGCGCTTGAACTACCGGAGAACGCAAAGCCCGCCAGCCCGAAGTTGCGCGCCACACAGCCAGACACCGCAATGTCGCGCGCCACGTTGGCGAACTTGAAGCCATAGGTGCGAACGCTGTTTGCCTGATTGCCCGTAACCGACAGGCCGACATTGCCGTTGGTATTTGTTACCGCATCATAGGCACCGGAAAAGTCGAAAGCCTGGTCAACATCCGTCACCACGTTTCCGGTTATCGCGCTGTCCCGCAGTTCAAAGAACAGCATCCCGCGCGAGTAACGGCGGGTCGAAACCCCGGCAAGCCGCGCCCGCAGGTTGCGAACCACATTGCCCGAAATGACCATGTTGGTGGACTGGCTAACGTCAATGCCGTTCTGGCAATCATTGCTGATCGTGCCGTCAACAATCCGATCATAGACAACGTTTTCTGAGATAACGCCATAGCGGCAAGAGCGGACATAAATGCCGGTCCCGTTACCGTGGCCGGTGGCCTTGCAGCGGGTGATCGAAACGCGGTCATTAAAGGTAACATTCGGGCTGGCGCTGGTGACTTTCAGGCCCGCGCGGCTGCTATCGTCAACCGAGCCGGTGCTTTCCACCGTCCCCATGTTGAAGGTGACATTATCAATCGACCAGTCCGAGAGGTTGGCAATGTAAAGCAACGCCTGCTGCACAGCCATTGCCGCTGTGCTGGACCATTTCAGGGTGCAGTTGGACAACCCCTTGAAAGAGGATGGAGCCAACTGCGAACTGATTGCATAGGTGCGCCCGTTGCCGTCCACGGGCCGACCGGATTGCAGGGCGTTAAGCAGGGCGGTGTAATCATCAGTCACTCCATCCCCAACCGCGCCGAAGTCCTCCGGCGAAACAGCGTCCCGCAGCTTGCCTTGCACCGTGCGGGCGGTTGCCCCGGTGCCGGATTGCGTAAAAGTGACAGTGCCGGAATCGACCGCGCTGGCAACCGGGTCATGGTCATAAACCGTGGTTGCGCCCGTGCTGTTCTTCAGGACCGCGCGATAGGTGACTTCCGGGTCAAGATAGATCGCTGGGAACAGCCCCGCGCTGTCAGCTTCGACCGGGTTGGAAAGCGGCGTTACAAGGTCGCTGCCTTCGTAAACGTCAACCGGCGTCGTGGTGCCGGTCTGGTAGAAGTAAAGCTTGGCTCCGGACAGCGGGTTGTTGTCGCTATCGGTCGCCCGCGCGGGGTTCGTGAACAATTCGGCCATGTGTGGTTTTCCAACAAAAAGGGCCGGGGTTTCCCCCAGCCCTGAGCTGTGTTATTGTGCGGTATGAGCAGTATTTTTTGGGCCGCCTTTGCTAAGGCGATTATCCTTGCACTGATTGTCGGCGTTACTGGGAAGGAGTTGTTCCCGGCAAAGACGCCGCCCCGGTGGCTGCGCCGATTTTACCAAGCAATTGCTGGAGCCTTGGATCGGCTAGCCGCTGGCTTCCGCGTCCTGGCTTCGTCAAAACCCGCTGACCAGCCTTCGAGTAAGCCCCCAGCAGAATAGCGGAAAGCGCAAGGCCGGTGCCGGTGCCATAGGCCGCGCCAGTGCCGGGGTCGCCAGCAACAGCGCCGCCGCCCGTTCCGATAATCCCGCCAGCGCCCGCAGCGCCCAGAACAAGACGCCCAGCGGTCCCGCTGTCTGGAACCTTGTTAGGCAGGACCGCTTGCCCAGCCTCGCCAAATTCGCGGAACTGGCGAGGGCCTGAAGCGGCGCTCATTGCGCCTTCATACTTCTTTGCATTGGCCGCATCGGCGGTGTTAAGCTGGGCCGGGGTAAACATGCTATCGGGCTGGTTCTTACCCTTCAGCGTAGCGTCGGCCAAGATTGAAACCCTGCGGTAAGCCTGCTTGGCGGCGTTATACTTCGGCACAACGTCGGGCGCTTGCCGCTTGAACAAGCCGAAAACGGCATTCTCGGTGCTGTCAATTGCCTCGCCAATCTTCTTGTAGAACGCTGGCTCTGACTTCTTGTATGCCGCCTTCAAGTTCCGCAGTTCCTGGCTGATGATCTGCATTTCCTCGCCGGTCAGGTTGTTCTTGCCCTGCTGCATATGCGGGCCAAGAATGTCCGCTACCTGTTCCGACAGTTCGGGGCCGACGCGGCGGATTGCCATAACCTTGGTCGTGGCCTGCGTCATTTCGTTCGCAAAGGATGCGTCGGCCTGAACCGAGCGGCCAGCCAGTGCATCCTGGAAAGCCTGCTGCACCTTCGCTTGCGCATTGGCGACAGCATCCTGCCCCACTTCGCCGTTAAGCTTCTGACCGATAGGCTCAAGCGCCTTGTCAAAGGCTTTGGCGTTGAAGTTCTGGACGGTCTTGGCGCGGGCGGCGTTGACGGAATCGCCCACAACCGGAAGCCCGGATAGCCGGTCCTCTACGCCCTTTACTGCTGCGCCGACACGGCCAGATTGGCCATACGTCTGTCCAACGGTCAGGTCGCCGACCTCATTCATCATTTGGCGCGTGGCTGGATCGCGGACGCCACGTGCCAGAGCGTTGACGCCCTGCCCTGCAGCGCGGCCAGCAGCATTGCCGCCAGCAGCAAGCGCCGCGCCAAACAGGGCATTTGTGCCACGGTTCTGACCGGGGTTGTCGGCCATCCCCGCGCCATTTGCCGCGCCGTAACCGGCATCAGCCGCGAACGAGCGGATGACGCCGCCAGGAGCGCCGAGGCGAGCCAGCATGGCCTCTCCAGCCAAAGACCCTATGACGCCGCCAGAAACTTCCCCCAGCGTGGTCGCTGTAGGGCTTTGCTGTGCGGCAAGGTCCATTGACAGGCGAGCGCGCTCCGGGTCGGCCTGAAGGTTGTCTAGGGTGTTACCCGAAAGGAACTGACCAGCGCCGATAGCATAGGCCCCCGGCGCACTTCCCCCAATAGCCGTGGCGGTGCGCTCAAAGTCGGAAACCGGCTCATAGCGATTTGCGGTAAACGGGTTCCAGCCCGGATTCTTGCGGGCATAGTCCAGCGTTTCAGCGTTCGGGATGATCGGTGCTGCGCCCTTCGATTGGGCATAGGCGCTAATCTCATCAATCGACCGGCCTGCATTGAGCATGGCAAACAGTTCGTTTGCAAGGTTCGGATCATTTACGGCCCGCATTCCGCCGCCTGCGGGGGCCATAGGTTGACTGCCTCCCCCGCTAGCGCCAGGCATACCGGGCTGCATCAGCGGCGGCGGTTCCTTGGCGGGGCTATCCTCTAGGCCCGTCCAGTTGGCCGGGGGAAGGCCAGCGGCTTTTCGATTGGCGTCAACACGCCCCCGAAGATTGCGCAACTTTTCTTCAATTGCCGCATCCCAATTGCCTGCCTGCGGCTTATTGGCTTCGGCAAACTGCTTGGCTTCAAAGTCTGACTGAGAACCGACACCCGGAACGCGGAAAGCCGCGAGGCCCTGATCGGCAAGACCAGAACCCGCCGAGTCGAAGCGGCCAGCCTCCGGGCCTACGCCATCAAGCAGACCAAAAGCGTTCCAGAGGCTTTCATCGCGAATGCCTGCGGCGTATAACTCTTGGACCCGGTTGATCTGCGGGACAATGCTTTCTAACGTTGCTATCCGGCTTGCGCCCTTGGGGTCTTCATCGCCACCCGGCATAGCCTTTACGTCGCCTTCAGAGCTTACCAAAACGCGAACGCCGTTGCGGACATCTTCGCGCCAAGTGGTCTTAGGCTCGTTCGGCTTATCGGGCTTCGGCGGTGCGCCATAGACCGGGCCAGAAGGCGCGCCAGTAGTAGGCTGCTGCCCGCTCCAATTCATTTCCCAAGGATTCTGTGCCATTAACGCGGCTCCATGTGGACGTGATCGCCCTCGTTGATTACTTTTAGGTGCGGGTTCAGGCGGGCCAACTCAGCAGCATAAGCGGCCATGCTCATACCCTTGGGCGGGACGCTATCGCGGGCCTGTCCGGAAAGGTGATAGCTGTTCTTGACACCGCCCACTGCTTGATTGCGGGCAGGACTGCGCAGGGTGCTAGTCACCTGTTCCCCCGGCAATCCTACTGCGCGAAAGGGCCATTGCCGCCGGGCTGGCCTCCTGCCGGTTCCCATGAATTGCGGTCGTTTGGATTGCCGCCTTTGAAGCGATAGCCGCCAACGACAGTGCCGGGAGCGGGGCCGCTGTTGACCGGAGCGCCAGCGGTAAAGCCCCCAGGATTAGGTGCAACAATCGTATTGGTCTGCCCGGTCATGGGGTTATAACCCGCGACACCGCCACCCTGAGTATAGGGGATGGTTTTTAGCGCCTCTGCCTCGATCCGCTTGCGCATCGCGTCGATAAAGACCGGGCTGTTCGGATTGCGATGCTCTGGCGGAAGGGTAAGCATGACCTCCTTCGCCGTATTAGTCAGCATGTCCTTGCCTTCCGGCGTCTCTATCGCGTCAACAATAAAGAGCTGAGTCTGCCGCCACTTTTCAAAATCAGGCGTTCCGGGCTGCGGCATTCCGTTCAAGGGGATGCCCAATTGTTGAGCCGCGCCGATAGCCTGCTGCGGGTCGGTCCCTGCCTGCTTGAGAAGCTGGCGGAAGGTCGCGGCCTGCTTCTGCTGCTCTTCACGCTGAAGCTTCGCCTGCTCCACCTGCCGCTGCTGAAGCTGGCCAAACAACTGCGGATTATAGCGGGCGATGGTGGCCCAATCCTTGCCAATGTCGCGGTTGTGTTGATCGCCAATGCCGGGGGTCATGCCGCCCGGATTCATCGGAGGAAGCGGCAAGCCACCCGGTTGGCCTGGAACGGTCGGCGCACCCGTTGGCGCACCCATAGGCGCGGGCTGTCCGCCTGGAACGGATTGACCCGGAATTTGCCCGGTCAGGATGTTAGCCGTTGCCTTGCCCACGCGGCTGTCAACGATGTTCTGCCCGATCTGCTGGCCCATCGCAAAGTAAGCGAGGGGATTGTTGTTCTGGGCGGCACCGCCCCAATTGATCGCCATGTGTTTACCCCAGCTTCAGAAGGCCGCCGCCAAGCATCGAAAGCGCGTTGCCGAACGGGTTGGTTTTTGCGAGTGCGGCGTTCGCAAGGTTGTCGCCCTGCTGCATCTGGATATTCGCCAGATTGTTGCCGAGGCTCTGCGATACACCAGCTTGGGCCGATGCCGCCGAAAGGCCCTTATTGGCCTGCCCACCAAGCATGTTGAAGTAGTTGCCAAACTCGTTGCTGGCGAAGTTCTGGCCGTATTCGGTTGCCGCCTTCATGGCCGCACCGGATTTGATCGTTCCCGCCCCTGCGTAGCCCGAATTAAGCGCGTTCATGCCCTCGCCAAGCCGGAACTGATAGCCGGTCGAATTGCGGAACTGGTCAAACGCGGCCCGCGCTGCATCGGGATTTGACGAAGCCGCAGTTGGTCCCGCCTGCATCTGCTGGCTCGGCAGCAAGCGGCCCTCGCCCTGCCCATACTGCCCGTAATGGAACTGGCCATAAGCGCCCATGTCGCCGCCGAACTGCCCGCCAACCCGGCCAAATTCGGCCATCAGGTCGGGATTGGAGCGGACGTAAGCCGCGTATGGATCGCCGCCCGCCATCTGGCCCATCTGTGCCGGTTGCGGATTGCCAAGCCCCAGCAAGGCGTTCATCTGGTTATTGGCCGCAAGGCCCGACGATTGCCACGGCGCAAGGGCCGCCGCGCTCTTGTCGTAGTTTTCCCGCAGGACCGCCGCAGACTGGTCGGCAGCGTATTGCGTGGCGTTTGCCGCCTTGCTTGCCGCCTTGTTCTGCGAAATGCCAGAGGCGACAGCCCCAGCACCGGCCAAGCCAATGCCGACCGCCGCAAGCGTTCCAATTGCCATGTTTAAAGCCTCTTGATGTAAGAGTTTTCAGAAGCGCGATACCCGCGCCGTTCGTAAAGCTTGCCCATCCGGTCGCCGTTCAGGCGGGCCAGGGACTTCATTTGCCAAGTGGTGCAGCCGCGTTCCCGTGCGGCGTTTTCAAGCCCCACAAGCAGCTTCAGGCCGGTAGATTGCGGGGCCTTGTCGGATACCCACCAGAACAGCTCCTCACCGCTCAAGTGGTCGCGCTTGAAATAGACCGGCGAGACAATCCCGGCGCACATGCCGACAATCCCGCCGAAGTCAGCCACCAGAATGATCGCAAGGCCGGTGTCCATGAAAGCCCGCAATGAGGCTTCGCAATCGGCTTCGTCATATTCCAGAACGTCAGACCAACCAGCCCGGTCGAAAAACGCCCGCCCCAGCCTTGCAATCTCCGGTAGATCGCTAGCCGTGGCGGGCCGGATCATGGGATAATGCCGCCCACGCCCGGCGCGCCCACATAGTTGCCATCGGTGTCAGGTGCCGCCGCCGCAGGGGTTGTCACCGAGCCGACCAGATGCCGGTCGCCAGTCTGCGCCGCCGTGGTTTCCGAGGTGGTCGTTTGATAGGTAACGGCCCCGCCAGCGCGTGAGGGCTGATCGTAATACACGTAATAGAAGGTCGAATAGGCCCGCCCGGTCAGGGTTGCGCCCGTCACCGCTACGCTTGTCCCGTCCCCATATACCCGCGTGTGGCCGCTAATCGTAATGCTGGTATCAGCCCCGGCGTCGGCTGCCGTAATGGTTGCGCCCGTAACGCCCGAATTAGCCAGCGCCGAATTAGCCGCTGCATCATCTGCCGCGCCCTGTGCTGCTACAGCCGCTGCATCTGCCGCCGCCGCCGCCGCATCCGCAACCGCCGCCGCTGCATTGGCCGCATCAGCCGCCGCTTGAGCTGCAATGACGCTGTTTAGCGCCTCCTCGATGGTCTGCATCGCGGTATCCCAGTTTTGATGGAATGCCGGGTGAGGCGTCCCGCCTTGCTCCACAATCGGAAACAGGCGTTGCATCCGGGGCAGTTTAATCGCCATCAGATGCCCCCGAAGCCTTCGTTGACCACCACATCAGAAACGCGGAAGTCCACCGGGGCGGTCACGCGAAATTCAAGCAGCACACCGGGCCGCGATGCCATCCCGCAAGCCAGCCATTGCACCCGCTTGCGGTATTCGCCCTGTTCGCCAAGGGTGGCCGTGCGCCAGTTGCTCCAGGTCTTGCCCGCATTGCGCGATGAACGCATTTCAATTGTCGGGTTGGCATAGGTGCCGGTCAGATAGCCCGTGGTGCCGGGGTTGGTCCGCAGGCTCACACTTGAAAGGATCAATCCGCCCGCTTCAAACGGCGCACCGGCCCTAAATCGGCGCTCTAACGTGGTGCCAATGTCTTCCCATGCCGCGCCCCATTCCAGCGTCTTGCCGTCAATGGATGAACCGAACACACCGCCCGAAAAGCACTGCGGCACAAAGTTGTCGGCTTCGGCGCTTTCAAACTGCGACCACAGCCGCGAGCGGTAGCTATAAACCCACGTTTCGGCGTCCAGCGTCAGGGCCAGAAACTCGGTGCCTTCAAGCTGGAACGTCCAGAGACGAACGCTTGCCGAGGCTTCAATCTTGGCTTCCAGACCCGGCCCCGAAACAACCTGATCGGGGCTTTCAAGGCATACCTGGTTGGTATCGGAAACCCATGCAAAGGACGGGCCAAACAGCGTTGCACAGCCGGTCCCGCGAATGCCCTTGCGGTAAGTCCGGCCCTCTAGCACCTGAAACGGCAGGTCCGGATCGGAGGTGTTGGGCCAAAACTCGACTGTTTCACTTCCGAACAGGATCAGCGAGTCCGACCAGAACAGAATATCCTTGAGCCGGTCGGGCTGCTGTTCCGCCGTGGCGAACGATAGCGCGTCAATCGTGGTGGACAGGACGTCCGACCAGTAGAATTTCTCGGTATCGGCGCGAATTGCAACCAGGCGCGAACCGCCCACCACAACCTTCAGCACGTTTGCACTATCGGGGAACGACAGGGCGCTAAGGGTTGCCCCGTCATAGCCAAAAATCGAGCCGCCGCCCGCTGCAAACAGGTAATCCTCAAAGCCCGCCATAAAGAACGGGCCAGGTCCATTAACAGGGCCTAGCGAGGTGCTGGCGTTGTAAAAGGCATTCCCCGAAATGCCGTATAGGGTGCTGTCCAGAACCCCGTCGGCCTTGAACAGTGCTTTAACCGGGCCTGCGCCCATATCCACTTCGCGGTCAGACAGGCCGGGGCGCGACTGCAACGCAATGCCGGTGGCCTCCGTAGGGGCTTGCTCGGCGAACATATTGACAACCGGAAGCTCCGGAAGGTCGCCGCGCGTCCGTTCCGTTGCGTTGGTGCCGAATTGCAGGCGCATCAGTAATAGACCCCCGCCGCACGGTCTTCCGGCAGGTTCGCGGTCTTGATGAGCTGCATCCCGCGAAGGGCGTTTTGTGCGGTCTTGATGCTGATCGGCAGGTCATACAGGTCGGCAATCTCAAGAATGAGGTTGGCCTTGATCGCGCCTTGAAATTCCGGCTTGCAGTAGATCACCGAGGCTTCCACCAGCGGGAACGCGGCCCCTACATCGGCCCCGGTCCACTTCCACGACAGCAGCATATCGTTAAGCCGTTCGATGGCGTCCGACATGGCCGAGGCTTCCGGCGTTTCGTCCTTCCCATAGACCTTGCGCAGCGCAAATTCGCACACATCGCGCGCCGTCATGCCGGTCGCGTCAACGGCCACAATCGGCAGGTAAACCTTTTCGCTAAACTCCTCACCCTGATCGCTTACAGCGGTGAAGGTGAAGGTTGCGGTGGTGGCCGCCGTGCCTCCCGAAACAAACAGCACAACCGCGTTGTCGTCGATTGCCTCGCTGTCAATCGTCGCGCCGGAGGCGGAAACGGTATAGCTTGCCAGCCCGTCACCGGAGGCAAGCGCCGGGGTCCAGGAGTAGCGATAAACCGCTCCCGGTGCCTTGGCAGTCCAAGTCAATGCCATGTCTATCTCCGAGAACTGGCCCCGCGCCCGCCGCGCGAACTGGCCGCGCTACGGTTGAACGCCGCCCCCGCCGCGATGCGGTTGCCTCTATCGTTAGCAACGCCGCGAACGGGCCTGATTTGCAGAAACCGCGCCACCATCGTTCCAGACGGGGCAAATGTGATTGTTACCGTGCCGCTGATCGGCGTGAGCGGCGGGACCATTGACCCCGCAGTAATAAACGTTGCGCCGGTAGCGCCGGACAAGGCCCCATTGCCCGCCAGAACGCCGCTGGGCGCGAAAGTAGCGGTTAAGCTGCCTGTGAGCGCCCCGGTGCCTGTAAGCGCCCCTGCGGCGCTAAATGCCGCGCTAGAGCTACCGCTTGCAGGAACGAAGCCCTGTAAAGTCCCCGCCGTAGTGAAAGCAGGTGAGGTAGATCCCGACAGCGCGCCCCGACCGGCCAGATTGCCCGCCGTGGTAAATGCCACCGAAACCGCGCCCGAAGCCTGCGCAAGCCCGAGGATGGTGCCCGCAGTCGTGAATGTCGGGGCGGTTGAGCCGGACAAGGCCCCTGTGCCGCGAAGTGTCCCCGCCGTGGTGAATGCTGGCGCGGTTGAGCCTGACAGCCTGCCCGCCCCGGTTATTGCCCCGGAGGTCGTGAATGCTATCGTGGAAGTACCCGAAGCCGCCGCCGTTGCCGTGCCGGTTGCCGAGGTGGTGAATGTTGCCGAGGTGGTGCCACTTAGAGCGCCCGTTCCCCGGAGAGTGCCTGAAGTCGTGAACGTCGGGGCGGTCGAGCCAGAAAGCGCGCCAGAACCCGTTAGATTGCCGCTAGTCGAAAATGCAACGGTTGAGGTGCCGGACATGGCACCCGAACCGCCCGCAAGTTGTGCTGCCGCAGCCTGTAGCGGCTGAAACAGCCAGCTCATTTACGCCACCTGCCGGATGGACCAAAGAACCGTAATCGTCCCAGCCAGGGCGTCGCAGGTAACGTCCCAGCCGTTCATCAGAACAAGCGAGGGGCTAACCCAAATCGGGCTAGACTGCGCACCAGTCAGGATTGCCTCATAAGCAATCCGCTGGGTGTCCGCGCTGCGCACCTTTTCATAAATGCGGATTTGCAACTGGTCGCCGGCAACCATGTCGGACAGGTCAAGCCACACCTGAAAAACGCCGTCAGTCGTCTGCGCGTCGCCCGTGTCGTAGCTGGTATCGGTCGCAAGGCTCCATTCGGTCGTGCTGACCGCCTCGGTGCCGGTGATTAGTTCAACTATTGCCATTAGCGCGCCCTCGCCTCACGAGCGGCCAGTGCGCGCTTCGCCTTCACTTCAGGTATAGCCCTGTGTCGGTGGTGAGCATTTGCCTGGCACTGCTTGCAAATGCGCTTGCCTCGCCAAATCCGAGTATTCGGATGAGTGAACGCGTGACCATGGTTGCAGTGCGTCTTAACCTTGTTGACCGCCGTAATGCCTACACTGTTCTCAACCGAGTTTTGGCCCCGCGTCACAACCCGTAGATGGTCGACATTTACGCAGGCGCGATTGCGGCAGATGTGGTCAATACACATTCCTTCCGGGATTGGCCCATGCGCCCTCGTCCATGCCCAGCGGTGTGCAAGCCACGTTGCGCCATCGACTCTTTTCTGCGCATACCCGTCTTTATAGACTGGCCACGGCGAAGACTCGCAATCGGTTATCGCCATGTCAGCCTCCGATCCCGATCACAGTCGCGTTGTAGCCCGTTACCGGCGCGGCATTGTTGCGGCCCCTGATCCAAATCTCGGCCCCGGCAGGAACGGGCCAGAAACATTCACCGCAGGATTGGTTGGGAGCGAACGCATCGCCCGCAATTTCAGCGGTTGTCGAAAACATCAGTTGGCGGGTGATGACCTTCTTGTTGGTCACATCGCCCACCGCGACATCGATGTAGGTCTGGTGTGCCGAGGTCGTGCCGTTGTCGATCTGCACTCCAAGCTGCCACCACCACAGCGGGGTCGTCGTGGTGCCTAGGCTAACGTAAGTCCCGTCGGCGGCGTTGCCGGGTGTGAAGCTGGTCCCGTTGCTGTTGGTGATCGTGCCAAAAGTCTGGCTGATAGCGCCGACCGGCACGTTCTGCGGGTGAGTCGGCTGACCGTAAAACTTTACGCAAACGCGAACCGTCCCCGCCGTGGCGTTGCTGCCCTGAACGCGGACCGCAACGCTGGAACCGGCCTTGATAAAGAACGGAAAGCGGAAATTGCGCAAACCCGTGCCTAGTGCCGCCGTGCTGCCACAAGCTACGTTCGATATGATCGCTGTGTAGCTGGTGCCACCGGCAGGATCGACACCGATGTCCAGAAGGTGCATTTTTGAAGCGGTCGAAGTTGAACCGCCCAGCACTGCCAGCATGATCCAGTAGCAGTCCTGCGCGATGTTTGCGCTTGATGCCACCTGCGTCCACCCGCCTTCGCCGTTAGACGCGCCCGGAATAACCGAGGTTCCCGGCGTAGTGCTGGGGTTTGCGCCCCAGTTGTCATAGGTGAAGGCGTAACCCGAGAGGCCAGCGGGAAGCAGCATCAGTCAAGATTCACATCAAGTTCGCCGATGGCAAAGCTGGGCGTGATGCCGGAGCTAACCGACAGCGTAGCGCCCAGCGCACCCTTGAAGAACAGATTACCCGCGCCAGAAGCGTCCGAGCCAATGCCAAAATGCGTAATCGAGTTAGTGCCGCCAGTGCAGGCCGGGAAGTTGATCGCCGCCGCGTTGGAGGCGTTCGCGCCCGATACGGTCCAGCCCGCACCCGAACGCGCCACGGCAACGCGGGCATAACTGGTGTAAGTCGCCTCGCTGCTGGTCTGGCTGCCCGTTTCGGTCGGGTCGGCGGTATGCAGCGAGATATAGAACGAACCCGCCGAGGCGCTGTTCTGAAGGCCCGCAGCATCGCCCACGTTTGCGTGGTCGGTGTTCGTAAAATACAGGTTTAGAAGCGCGGTTTCAAACGCGTTGGTAGCACTCATGGCTTATCGTCCTTTAGGGATTATCAGGAAACGTTATTCGAGCCGCCGCTGCCGGGGTTGTCGGTTGCCCAATTGATCGCGCCGCTGCCGACCGCGCCCGCGTCGAAGGCGCCGCCGAGGTCAGCAGGACCGCCCGCCTTCATATCCAGCATGGTGAATACATCGGCGCGGGAAAGCGGCTCAAAGGTCGGGCCGTCGAAAGTCCCGCTGTAAGCAAGGGTCGCGCCCTTGTTGCCGCTGGTGATGTTGTCGGTCAGCGTCGGGCTGCCGCCGATGTTGTATGTATCGGCAATATTGCGTTCAAGGCGATGCGTTCCGCTGGTCGTGCCGTTCGAGCCGGTGCCAAGCGAAAGCTGGGCAATGTTTCCGGTCAGGTTAGCATCCGACTGGATCACCGTATTGTTAAGCGCCACGCCGGTCTTGCAGTTCTCAACTTGGATAGGCCAAGTGCTCCCCGATGTCACAACTACGTTCCCGATAAGGGTCGGAATGAAGAAAAACCCGCTATCGACGCCGCTTGCCTTGTAGTCACTGAGGAAGATGCCTTGACCCAAGCCGCCGCGCGCCGTGCCGGGGAAAAGGATGTTGCGCGAGATATTGAAGATGCAGTCGGCCTTGGCGGTGTTGGTCGCCACCCCACGGATGGCATCCGGGTGCGGGGCGGCGCTGTCGGTCGATAGGCCAACGCAGTCCGATATTACGTTATCGTTGATGTTATAGGTCACGACATACCCGGCTTCTGTCGTGCTGCCCGCAGGAGAAGTCGTAATCGCATCCGAGTAGTAGTAGCGAATACGGTTTCCAGAAATTGTCCCGACCGCTGCCGCGCTCTGGCTGACTTTCATTACAACCGCCGAGCCGCTCCACTCGATCAGATTGTTCGTGACCGTGATGCTGCCGACCGCGTTGTCGTTCGATGAACTGGTGCGGACCAGGCTAATCCCGTTGTTCGGGTAGTTCGTGCTGGTGGCGTAGTTGCCGTTTGGATCGCCAGTCGCGCCACGAATATGGCAGCCATCAATGGTGATGCCCGCTGCGTTGTTGGCAGTCTCACCGATGATGTTAAACTTCGGCTCCGCAACCGCAGTCGTGCGCAGGCGACGGAAGGTAACGTTGCGCGTGCCGCGAAGGCTGAACTTGTCAACGTCCGCATAGGTCGAGGTATCTCGGCAGTAAATTTCCAGCCCGCCAAAGTCAGCCCGGCGAAGGCGGGTCGCTGTGCCGTCAACGCCGGTCGTGATCGTTGCGCCGGGGCGAATGGCAATCTTCTTGCCCGAAATTGTAGCGGTGCCCAGCGTGATAACCGTGTCCCATTCGCTGGTCTGGCGAACGTCCCACTCGTTAGTGGCAATCGTAATGTTGACTTGCTGGCCGTTGTCCAAAACCAGCGCGTAAGGGCCAAGGTTGAGGTTAGCCGTGTCGCCAGCGGCAGACGGGACGATATAACCGCCAGTAATGGTCCAGTGCCCGGAGGCATCGCCGCTGCTGATAGTGGTGCCAGCGACCGCAACGCCGCCGTGGCCCGCAATGGTCAGGTTGCCGAAAGTCGTTTCAACCGTTGACGGGGCAGAAGAAGCCCCGCCCCTTGACATCGCGTAATATATTAAGCGCCGCTTGCGCTTGGACCATTCTTCCATGCTCAAACAGCCTTCCGGAGACGCCCGCGACGGGGCTTTGCGGGAGCGTCGTCAACCGGCTCGACCGCTTCAAATTCAGGATTGCCAGCGATGCGGGGGCAATCGCACTCCGAAGGCTCGCGGCCTTCAAACGTCACACCGCTGATAGTGATGGAAGTGCGGCCATGCGTATAGGTGCCGATAAAGCGATACAGCATGACCGCGCTCCTTTTACGGGGTTACGTAGTGAACGACGAGCGTTGCGGTGCCAGCAGCGAAGGTCGCACTGGCGGCAACGATGGTGCCGATCACAACCGTCTCAGCGGTGATCGTAACCGGGCCGTCCTTCAGGGTGCCGTGCAGCGGCAGCAGAGTGCCACCTTCCGGCAGGTAGTCAGTCACGGCATCGCCAGTGCGCGGGCCGAAGTTGCCAAAGGCGTCCGGGTCCGTTGCGGTGCCGATGTCCATGTCGAAGGTTTCGGCTGCGTTGGTGTCGATGTCTTCAATGCGAAGATGACCGCCAAGCACAATCGCGCCCTTCGGCAGACGGCAAAATTCTACCGTATCTGCAATGGTCGGGTTTACGGCGAAGTCATAAGACCCGTAAGCAACGCACAGTTGCCCGCCGCCGCCGTTGCTATAAGCCGGGAAGGTCGAAGCCGCCCGGTTGTTCGTCAAGTTGTATAAAACTGCCATTTTACGGCCCTTTCAAAAGGGGGCAGACCGAAGCCCGCCCCCAAAAGTTCAAGTTACGGATTTTCAGCCGCAACAGCCGTCAGGATGGTCGGCGAACCGGTCGTGGCGAAGAAGCC